AACAAATTAGAAAATGTTAGTTTTAAAAGTAACATTATTTCACAAGTTATATATTTGTTCAAAACATATGATAATGATTTTTATACAAATTTAGATTCAACAGCTCATTTGCTAGGTTTTAAAAATGGAGTATATGATTTTAATGAAAAACGTTTCAGAGATGGAACTCAAAATGATTACTTGACATTTTCAACAGGATATGAGTATATTGATTACGATGAAATGTGTCCACATACACAAGATATTTATACATTTCTAGGTCAAATTATTCCGAACAAGCGTGTATTAGAATATACATTAAAAGTGCTTGGTAAATCATTAATAGGTGCACCAGATGAACGTTTTTATATATGGACTGGTTTATCTGGTGCAAATGGAAAGTCAACTTTGGTAAATTTTTTAGAAAATACCTTAGGTGATTATATTACAGGTGTTGATGTATCTCTTTTAACAAACAGAAGAGGTAATGCAAGTAATGCATCACCAGATGTTGTAAGACTTAGGGGTAAACGTATTTTTACATTTCAAGAACCTGAACACGATGATAAACTTAGAACTGGTATATTGAAACAATATACTGGAGGTGATACAATTGTTGCTAGAGAATTGTTTAAAGCACCAATTTCTTTTAAATTACAAGGAACAATGATTATGTGCTGTAATGATTTACCAACTGTAACTAGTGTTGATGGTGGGACTTGGAGAAGAATACGCGTGGTAGAGTTTAAGTCGAGATTTTGTGATAATCCAACAAAAGAAAACGAATTTAAAATTGATCCAAGTATTAAATACAAAATTAAATCTTGGAGACCATATTTTATGAGTATTCTTATTCATTGGTATGAAAAATTTTTAGAAGAAGGAATGAATGAACCAGATGAAGTCAAGAAAGCAACAGCTAAATACAAGGTTGACAATGACAAGTTTAACGAATTCTTTGATCAAACATTGGAAGAAGTTCAAAATGAGTTTGAATCAAACAAAACAATTTACAGTCATTTTTCTACTTGGTGGTCAAATAATTATCCAAATTCTCGTGTTCCAGATATTAAAGATCTACGTCGTGCTATGAAAATCAAATATGGAAATGAAAAAGAATCTGTTATCAATGGATGTATGAATTATGGGTTTAATATTAAAATTAAACAATCATTCAGTGAAGATCTTGACAATGACGACTTGTAAATGATTTATAATTTAATATTGAAATATTTTAACTTTTAAAATAATTTACTGTTTATCTTGGATGTTTGTTATTATTTTTTTATAATATATATATAATGAACGATAGTTTTGTTGAAAATGTAGACGTACCTATTATAGGGATTACCAATGATAATAGAAAATTAAATATTGATGATATAGATTTTGAAAAAGATATGATAAAACAAAATGAAGATGTTTTTACATGGGAACCATTATCAGAATCTTGGAGAAAAAAATTAGCATCTGAAAATTTTGTAATAAAAAATTGTTTAGGTGATGGTAATTGTCAATTTAGATCTATAGAAACGGCTTTAACAAATGCAGGATGCAAAACCAATCACGAACGTTTAAGACAATCTTTATGTAAATACATTAATGGTTTAGAAAATTCAGAATTTTTTGATATTATTCAAAATTATAGACTTGAAAAACAACACGGTGAATTTATTGGAGAGTGGGATCCCTTTACTATAAAAAATAAACGTGATTTTACATCACAACTTAAAAAACCAGGATTTAATTTTCAAGGAGATAATATCACATTATCATTAATTTGTAAAGTATTAAACGTAGATATAGTAATATTAGATGAAGATCTCAATATTACTGATTTAACAAATGGTGATAAACCACACCCCAAAATGATTTTACTATTTTTTGATCGTTCAAAACAACATTATAAAACACTTGGTTTACAAACAAAAAGAAAACGAGTTATAACAATATTTAAACGCGCACAACTACCAGAAGAAATAGAACGTTTTTTAGATAAACATAATTTTTATTTACATCATATTAAGGATATTTGTGCACAAGAACTTAAATGTGGAAAGCTTCAACTAAACAAGATTATGAAAGCTATAGAAGAGCGTATTCAAACTCATTTATCAAAACAAGATAAAATAACAATTATAAAAATTATTAGAATGATACTTGACAATGAAGATTTCTTTAATAAAATCAAATCTATATAAATCGTTATTTTTATATAAAGCTAATTATTATATAAAAACGAATGTGTGTTTATTAAAAATCACACTGTAAATCTATACCTATTCTACTACACATATTGTGTAACTTTAAAGTATCATATGATCTAATTAAATCATTATAACCACCAACAAATTCATTGTTTATTACTATAATAGGATACGAATGGTGATTGTAATAATTAAATAATTGATCTCTTTTCTTTTCATAATTTTTTTCATCAGGTTTTAACTTTATTTCTTTATATTGTAATTGTAATGTGTTTAAAAATGACCTAGCATTTTCACAATATTTACAACCAGGTTTTGAAAACATAACTATTTTGTTTTCCATCACTATATAAAATGAATAATAAAATATATTTCAACTATTATTTTTAAATATACTTATTTACTTTTCGATTTCCTTTTCGATTTTCTTTTAGACTTCTTTTTCGACTTCTTTTTCGACTTCTTTTTCGACTTACGTTGCGATGTTAAGCTGTATTTTTGATAGTGATTATGTACAAATGTAATATCTCGGTTTACTTTACGTGTAGATTCTGGATGTTTTCGCTTATTATATATTGATAAAACATTCAATCGTTTAATTATTTCAGAATAACTTGCTAATTTTCTACTTAATAAAAACTTTAATAATGATCTTCTCTTTTTTTCTGGTAAATCAATATGATATCCAAATAATCCACCACGTGTTGTAACAGGTATTCTTACTTTTGACTTGGATTTACTTTTACGTTTGGAAGTCCTACGCTTTCTAGATCTTTTTGAACTTGTTCGTTTTCTTGATCTTTTTGGTGTTTTCATTTATTATGTTATAACTTTAACTAATAAAAAAAATTTTTTATTAATATATAATATATATTAAAATGAAATTTGAAATTACATTTGAGCATTTGATAATGCTTGTAGCTATCTTATATATATTAATGTTTGTTATTAAAACAAAGGAACGTTTTGATCAAGCTCAGGAAAAACAAGAAGAAAAAAAACAAAAAATAGACAAAGCTTGTAGTCAACAGTCTATTAATTATGGATATTTACATTATGTTTTTAACTCACCAGCTGTACCTAGAAAATAATTTTATTGTATATATTATAAGGCAATGATAGTATTAGATTTTATATCATTAGTATTCATCCCATTTGTAATATATATGATAACAAACAATGTTACGACTACATTTTTGGTTTTATGTTTTTGTTTACGATTTTTAAACAGTCCAGACAAAAAAATAATAAAGGAAAACATACAAGAAAAAGTTTTTTACGCACCAAGTTCTGGTTATATTAGAGAAATAGTAACAGAAAATGAAAACACACGCGTTTCTTTATTCTTAAATATATTTGATAACCATACTCAATATATCCCCACACGTTCTAAACTTGTTTCCGTTGAAACATTTAGTGGTTTGTTTTTACCTGCGTTTTTAGAACATTCAGTTAATAATACAAGAGTTAAAACAACATTGTATAATCCAGATTTAAAATTTAAATATAGTATTACACAAATAACTGGATTATTAACAAGGAGAATTTTAAACTTTTTACAATCAGAATCTAAACAATATGACATTTTAAATCCTGGACATCGATTAGGATTTATTTTATTAGGTTCACGTGTAGATGTAATTATACCAAATAAAAATATACAACAAATTTTAGTAAAACCTGGTGATCATATCGAGGCTATGGAAAATCTTGTAATCGTAAAATAAGTTTATTTAAAAACAATTGAATTATAATATAATAACTTGTATTTAAAGATGTCTTCATCAAGAAAAGATTTTGAGATTTTTTTATATAAAAACAAGTTTAATCAAAAATCACTAATTGATATAGCAGGTAGTCTTTCAAATAAAACAATTACAAGCATTTTAAATGATTTAGTTCAACAAACAGAACCAGTAGACAATGATGAAAATACAATATATGTATTTACAGATGGTGGTTGTTCCAAAAATGGTAAAGCTAATAGTAAAGCTGGATATTCGGTTGTGTTTTCTATGGACGATGATTCAATCCTATATGAATTTAATACAACACGTTTGGTTGTAAAAGATCCAACTAATAACAAAGCTGAACTATCGGCTATAAGATATGTATTTAAAACTATTGTAGAAAACTCAGATTTATTCGAAAATAAAACAGTTATTGTATGTACAGACAGTATGTATTCAATTAACTGTCTAGAAAAATGGTATAAAGGATGGATTAAAAACGATTGGAAAAATGCAAAGGGTGAAGATGTAAAAAATCAAGATATTATTAAAAATATTTTAACATTTAAAGACAATATCAATTCGGATAACAAAAAAATAGAAATAAAATTCAATCACGTTTTTTCACATACTCAAGAACCAGATGATAAATCATCTTTTAAACATTTTCTTTGGAAGGGGAATAATATGGTAGACGAAAATATCAAGAAAATATTGAATTTATAAATACTTATTTAAAAATAAAACTTATTAAATAATTATTAATATGTCTAATTTATACGATTTTGTTAACATTATTGGTTATGGGTATGTAGGTGGAGCTATTGGTTATTTGTGTAAACAAAACAATGTACCATATTGTACATATGATGTTTTAAAAAAAGATGAAGTCGAATCAGTTAAAAATTTCAATGATATTTCTAGTTTAATTAAACATTCTGAAGATACAAATGAACATAACTTTTATTTTATTTGTGTACCTACACCTCCAAGGGATGACACTGGAGAATGCGATACATCAATTGTAGAACATGTATTAGACCAATTGTTTTGCGAGACTACACGTGCAACATCAGTTATTATTAAATCAACTGTAAAACCGGGTACATCAAGAATTTTAAACAACAAATATGGTAAAAGATTAAATATTGTATTTTGTCCAGAATTTTTAAAGGAAAAAACTTTTACAGAAGATATGTACAATGCAGATTTTTGTTTATTAGGAACTAACTGTGACGTTAGTACACGTAATTTAGTCGAGGATGTTATGAGAAGACTTTATTCTCACAAGACTATAGATGTTATTCATAAAAGTTATGAACAATGCGAATTATTTAAATATACTATCAACGTATTTTTGGCTGTAAAAGTATGGTATTTTAATGAAATAAATGAAGTATGTGATCGTTTTGGTGTAAATTATAATGATTTAAAAGATTTGTTTCATTTAGAACCACGTATTGGAGAATCTCACATTGATGTTCCTGGACACGATGGTTCTTTTGGGTTTGGTGGAAAATGTTTACCAAAAGAAACATTAGCATTATCACATTTACAACGTAGTTTAGGATTACCTAACAGAGTATTATCTGAAATTTTGGAACGTAATAATTATTTTAGAAAAATGTAATTGGTTAAATTTTAAGATGAATTTTATTAGTTTAAACACAAGATATTTTAACTAATATGAAGATTATAAATTTTACATTTTCTGAAGATTCTTTAATCGTGTATTTTGATGTAGAATTTAAACAAATAAACTATGTTAAAATGGAATCAAATGGTTATAGTAATCACGGGGTTTTAGAATGTGAAGAAATGGAGATAAAATATTCAAAAAAGAAAAACTTGTTAAAATTATTTACAAATAATACAAATAATACAAATAATACAAATAATACAAATAATATAATTATATTGTTAATTACCGTTTTTGATAATAAAGATGTATGTTATTCTTATTATATAAATCGGTTAGACAATAACAAGCCAGATGCTAATAATCACTTAGATACTAATAACAACTCAGATACGAATAATAATGAAAATACAATGAGTAATATGGATTTGATGGCACGTGGCTTTACAAAATTATTTAAGAATGAAGGTGAATTCCATATGAACGAAGATAAACCAACACCATTGTCCTTATCTATATTTCCTATAAAAAATCAAAATATTTTTGCAAATATTAAGAAGAAAGTTTAAGTTTAAATGGAACTAGAAAGATTATGTAAACGAGTTACAAACATTCCAAATAGTATTTCAAGAGCATATACAAAGGATATTACAAAAATTTTAGATGATATGTTTTTTGAATATGATATTGTTTATAAAGAAACTGATCAAAAGGTTAACAAAGATATTTTATTAAGAAAATTTTTATCAGTATTTGACAATTCACAAGATGAACAAAAAATATGCATTGGGGTTTCACAAAATGGTAATAAATGTTGTAGACGAGTACGCGAAGGATCTAATTATTGTAAAACACATCAATATTTAGAATACAAATCTCAAATTGTTGAAAAACAAAATAGCCAAGATGTTTTTGTTATTGAAAATTCAGATTTACCAAAATCATTAGATAAATTTAAAAATCATACTTGTATTCAAATTGATGGTACATTTTATTACGAAGATGATTCATTTGTTTACGATAAAAATACATTAGAAAGAGTTGGGTATAAAGAAGGGTCTAAATACGTATTAACAGACGATCCATTTGTTTTGTGTTTGTAATCAATTTAAAGATACGGTTTTTATATACATTATTAACAAAATGTGTTTATATAAAATTTTTTTAAATTTATGGATTTATTTCGGGGTTAGTTTAGCACATATATCGATGAGTTTTCCACCATCTAGAAGAAATCAGTTATCAGAATATTATAGAGAAAATGGATTAGTGAATTATAATTTAAGATCACCTTTAAATGTAGAACCTGATCGTTTTAGTTTTCCATGTAAAGGTTTTCCAAAGGGACCATCTGTTACAACATATGATACAAATACTATTACTGTAACTTTAGAAGGAACTGCTGTTCATGGGGGTGGTCATTGTCAATTTGGTATATCTTACGATGATAGAAATTTTGTAGTATTGAAAACAGTTGTTAGTAATTGTTTATTAGATTCTATGTCTTATTCATTTGATATTCCTGAAAATGCAAAAGGAGATGATGTTACTGTATTTTGGACGTGGATTAACAGAATAGGAAATAGAGAATATTATATGGAATGTGCTGATGTAACTGTTAATACTAATGGAAATAGTATAGATATAAGTGGTAAAGAATTATTAGTTGTAAATTTACCAGGATATCCTAATGTTCCAGAATGGGAAGTAGGAGCTGATTCAAGTGTAGACGGAAGAGACCTATTAAATTCAGTTGTAGATATCAAAGGAAAAAGTAACAAGAAAAATACAAAATTAAATAGACTAAAACAAATACCAAAACGACAGCATAAAAAGAAATTTGGACAACAGCATAACAATAAATTTGAACAACAGCGTATAGAAAAAGAAAAAGAAATTGAACAAGAACAAGAAATTGAACAAGAGAATTCTGGTAATAAGTGCAATTGTGTAACTGGTGAAATGAAATGTAATGGTAGCGGATTTGATACTTGTGTTAATAACTCTTGGATATACAGATCGTGTGCAAGTGGAACATCATGTAAAACATCTGGTGAGAGTATTGTTTGCGATTTTACATAAATTAATCGAAAATAATTTATTATAAATATTTTCGATTTGTTAAATATTAAATTTTAATTGTATAAATATTCCAATAAGTGTTTATATTTTTCTTCAATCGAAACTTTTTTAGATTTTGTTGTTGTCCAATCTTTTCCTGATTCTTTTTGTTTTGGATGTAATTTGGTACAACAAAACGCATCACCTTTATCTTTTGTTGCTTTTATATAATAACAATATTTAGGGATATCTTCTGCTTTAATTTTACAGTCGTCTGGTAAATTTGAACCTTTTGTATAAACTCTTTTCTTAGGTATATATTCTTTAACTGGTTCTTTAACTTCTTTTTCTTTATTTGGTTGTTGCTTTGTAATAACAATTTTCTCTTTTGGAATGTCATGCTTTTCTCTTTTTGTAATTTTACCCTCACATTTATAAATTTTAGGAATTTCAACATTATTTTTAAGATTGTATTCTGATATTCTTTTACAAGTGTCAATAAATTCATCTTCTGTTAAACTCCCTTTCATATAATTACATTCTCTACAACAACTTACACAATTTTTTATAATATACCCTATTTTATTGTCTTTTCTATCAATACCATTATTATGACTTTCAGAATTTTCTTTGTTACAATAATAACAATTTTCAAGTGTAAATTTTATAAATTGTTCTTTTGTTAAAACAAATTCTAAATCTTTTTCTGCTGCTCTAGAAAAATATCTATTATATGCTACAGAATTTGAATTAGGCCATATATCTTTATTTAAAGTTCCATTTCCACCAAATCTTTTTGAAATATGTTGACATCTTTTTATAAATGTTTCTGGGTCTAAACTACCTTTAATAAAATTACAATTTTTACAACAACTCACTGTATTCTTTTTTTCGTACGCACCCATACCATTCATTCTATCTATTCCATTTAGAGTTTTAATTGGTACTAAATTACAATAAAAACAATTTGATGTCATCATTTTATAACATATTTCATCACTTAAATCTTCATTCCAAATAATACATTTTTTCTGCGCTTGATGCTTTATAGCTCTAAACCTAGCTGCAAAATTTAATGTTTGCCATTGTGCTAAATGTTCTTTATTTTTGCTTCTCCAATTTTTAGCCATTTCTACATTATGTTTTAAATATTCTTCTTCATGTTCTTCTCTTTTCTTTTCACGATGTTTAATATAATATTTTTTTTCATTTTGTCTTTTATTTCTTTTTTCAATAATGTCAGGGAGTTTTTTTTGTTTAGCATCTTTCTCGCGACATTTTAAACATCTTTTAACAACATTACCATACTTTCCTATAAAATCTGATTGAATTCTATAACATTTACAGTTTGTACACTGAAATTTATCATCTTCTGCCATTTTAATATGATTTTTATTAAAATAGTTATTATTTTTTTCAATTTTAATTAGGAGGACTAGCAAAAATATTAAGCATACAGTCCGATCAATTGGAGTATGCAAGACCTCCCATACCGGCCATGATTCTGAGAACGTTGTAGTTAACAGCATAGACATGGAGGTTACCACCATCATCAGAACTGAGATGAAGAGTAGCGTTATCAATACGTGACATGTTTACTGTACCAGAAGGTTGATGTTGTTCTGGGTTAAGAGCAAATGAGTAAACATATACACCATCACCTGGGATACAAGTGTGATGTTGATATGGTTGAACCAAGTTAAAGTAAGATCCCTTTCTTTCAGAGAATCGGTCTTGGCCATTAAGTTGAAGTTTTGCTGTGTTAATAAGTTCATAATCACCAGCAGTAGCTCCAGCTTTCTCACCATTTCGAATAACCCAAATGAGTTCCTTGCAAGGGTGGTTCAAAGCAAGCTTGCTCTTATAAGCACCAGATGAAGCAGCTTCTGCTCCAGTAAATTGCAATTGTTCAATAAGGTATTCGTGTTGAACTTGAGCAAATTGACGACGTTCATCAGTATCAAGATAAATATAATCAACAAACAATGAAGCTTCAAGACTTGGTGTTTTAACTAAATCAGAAGAACCTGTCTTTACATAAAGATCAGCAAGAGCCTTGAAGCTAATGTTAAATTTAACTTCATGGTATTGAAGAGCAATTAAAGGAAGAGCAAGACCAGGATTTCTACAGAACCAGAATTGAAGAGGGATATACATGGTATATTCTCCAATTTCACCATCATCACCATCTTTGGCATCAGTCATTCCACCAACGTTACCAATCATATCGTTGTATCCAGATGACTTTTCAGAAGTCTGAGTAAGTTCATTCCAGATATTTAACCAAGTACCGTAATGTTTGTCAATAGTTTGACCACCAATTTCAATAGAAACTTCATCGATCAAATTATGTCCAAGATTTTGAACCCATTTAATCGTATTAGCTCCAGTTGCAGCTTTAATAGCTCCAACTTTTGCTTGAAGGTAGACCTTGTGAATAAGATCACCGTTGCGAGAAACAGTGCAAGAAACTTTTCGACCAAAGTCTACAGATCCGTTAAAGGTCTGTTCAATAGCTTCAATTGCAAAGTTAGTGTGTCGTCTGTATACGACTTTGAAAAAAGTAATTTGCTTTAATACCCTACCTTTCGGTATATTTAATTATACAATAAGTATAATAGGGAATAGACTATATCTTAAGAAAAGTGTATATCACTTTCCCCACTACCGTTTAGTCGTTGAACTGCATCCATATGTATTATATACACTTAGGACTTGGCTGCGTGCTTATCCATTTCAAGAATTTTAAATTCTATCATATATTGCCTTTTTACTATACCTCAGTTTATTCTGAGCCAGTAAATCTTTTCAAATTTACTTTAGTAGCAAATGATTTTACTAGTTGATTATCTAAACGAAAATAAAATTCGCTAAAATCTTTACTATTTTACAAATTTTACATAACATTTATTATACTATACATAAATATTTAAATCATTTTTTAATATCTTTAGGACGTCGCCGCAATTTGATAGTGTTGCAAATTAATCTATATATAAAATTAATTCACTAGCAGTTGAATTATTAATCAATAAATAATTAATATAGGACTCTTACAGATTTTTCTATAACATATCCTAATAGTTATAGCTGACCACTTTTCATCCCCATTTTATTAAGGATTACCTGTAAGGTAAATATCTTGCTTTTTCCCCTATATTTCTATAGGGGGCAGAGTACACCTTAAGAACTTTCAAGTTTGGTAAACTATCATAAAATTCCAATCTCCGTCTACTCGTTGAACCTTCATCTTTTATCTACCATAGATAAATATTCTAATGCTAAATTTAACTTTTCATCATCGGATAATTTTTTACTTAAAAAAGATTTATCTTTTAAAATAGGATGGTTACTAACTCTATAACCTGATTTACCAGAAGAATCATTGTATGATCTTAAATATTTAGGTAAATTATTGTCTTTATCTCTCTGTCTAATTCTTTTTTTGAGAGAATTACCCTTATTTTTACCTAACATAGATTCACTTCTTTTTATTTTTGTTTCTTCTGATTGCCTACTTTGTGATTTCCCAGTAGTTAAATTATAACCATTAGGTTTTAATGTATTATATTTAGATATATAATATTGTTCATAATAATCTAATTCGTCTATAGAACATTCTTTTAATAATTCTACTTTAAAAGCATCAGGATTATATTTTCTTATGGCATTATCTAGTAATCTACAAAAACCTTTATTTATTTTTGCTTCATAACAATGTTGACGCCATCTTTTTAAATAACCCCACTTTTTACCACTAGATAAAAATTTAACAGATTGTCCAATATATTTTTTATCGGATGGACTTGTTAAACAATATATATCACCCATAATATACATACATATAATACTTTATATTCATTTTTTAATAAAAGATGCTTGGCTGCGGATTGTCCAATCCTTAACATTTTTACCATTGGGTACGGCTATTAACCGTGGTCTTTCTATTATATCACTATATAGAAATGGTAGTTAAGGCTCTAAGGAGGTTCCCGCAATTTGGAGATTTTGCAAACTAAGAAGTATTATAATTCTTAATTTACTAGCCAGTTAAATAATGTGATAATAGGGTGGAATTTGATAAAAAAAACTATCACATCCGTATTTTATACTATTTTTCTTAAGAAGTGAATACGGAACTTCCTAAGTAGCTGACTCTTGGCACCCAAGATGTGGTTAAAGCGCCATAGGCAACTAATTGCATTAATCCACCACCCATTTTTTATTGTTTTTATAATATACAAAAAGAAAAAAAATTTTTATAAATAACTTAATAAATCGCATACGTATTTTATATACACACAATGTACAAAATATATGCTTGTATTTATCAAATATTTAACACATAACACACTTAACCCAAATTATAAATGAAATCTCCTAAACAATATTTCAATAAGATTTTATCACAATAAATTAATAATAAATATTGCAACTTTGCAAAATCAGTCGCTTCAGTTTCTGTATTTAATTCTACATTATCATTTTCCCTATATATAGATATATAACTTCTTTTATATGAAAAGTAAAAGTTTAAATGTATATTATGTGATAATTTTATGTCACTTGTATATACATAGGGTTTAACAGTGTAATTACAATATTTGTAATAATTCACCGGATGTGTCGCAATTATTTCATCACAATCACAACGTGTATTAATATTTTGCAATACATATGTTATTATATCATAATAAACAACTTCTGGCGATTTTAATTCACCAAATCCCAAATCAAATCGCATATATATCTATATTTGTATATTATATAAAAAAATGAAACGTTACCATATACTTTTTACAATTATTATCTATTCCATGTAACAATGATGTTTGACGAGTTTCGCTTATTACATCATAATCCGTTCTCATAAAAACAACTTCTGAATTCCCCATATTATTCAAACTAGATGTTATAACATTTTTTTTAAAAACTCGTTCATCTATAACTAAGTTTGAAAAAATTGTTTCTAAATTGTCAAATTCAACATCATTAAACATATCACTTGATAACAAAAAGATACATTTTTCTAAAGTATTTTCACTACTACACAAATTACTTTTAAAATAATATGTTTTAAAAAATGTATTAGTTATATTAATAGTCAACATTTTAAGAGAATTGTTCATCATATGTTTTTTAACAAAAAACAAAATATTCAATAAAATACAAATACTAGTATTTGACAAATTATTGAATCCATTAGTTTTAATACCACAATTTTGCAAATAAGTCACCAAACGTGATTTTGCAACATATCCAAACACAAAATAAAAATATTTATTAACAAATCGCAAAGTTGTTAAATTTTTATAATCCAAATAACTACCAATTTCACACAAAATTTCAGTCGGTAATTTATATAACATATACTATATTAAGAAAATAATTATAAACTACTAAAAACTTTTTCGATAAAAATTTGCATTTTATTTATAAATCATAAATAAATGAAAAGTGGTCTAGGGGCTACTCGAGTAATGACTGGATTATATGTATTACCACCTATAACAAAAAGATTAACTACAAGTTATGGGAAAACTATAGATGGTGAATTTATAGGAATACGTTATTACGATATACCACTAGATGTATCTAATGATATTTTAAAACGTATTATACCTGATAAATATAGGGGTTATTTTAACGTTTGTTGGTTTGAAATAAACAATGACTATATACCTCCACATATAGACAGTGATATAAATACAGTTATCAATATTTATGTTCAAACAAATACAGCAACTACTGTATTCTATAATACTAGATCAAATTCTAAATCAATAAAAGTAGATAACCAAACAAACGGTGCTGTTTACAACCCAGATGAATTAGATGAAATTGATAGTTTTACTGCAAAACCCTATGAAGCATGGATTTTAAATGTAAAGAAACCACACTCTGTTACAAGTCCATCAAATGGTATACGATCAGCTTATTGTATACAAACATCACATTTTTCATACAATGATTTGAAAAAAATGATAAAACGGTTTAAAAAACTTTAAAAAACGAATTTGCATAATCATTAACTAAAAATGTAATAAAAAAAGCAACCACTACATCCATACTGTAATGTGATCTAGTTATTGTTAATATTAAAGCGTGTACAGCATTAATTACAAAGAAATATATAAGATTATTAGTAGTTGGTCTAACTATGTTGTATTTAAATAACATTAATGTTATCAAAAACCCTAGAGCAAAATGTCCAGAAAACATTTTATCATAACACGTACCACCTATTGTCATGTTAAACAAACCTAAATTTTTGACTTCACATCCATTTTGTCTTGGTAAAATAGTTGAAGCCATAGTCAAACTTCTTATGATAACAATTAAACAAAATTTAATAACTAATTCTATTAAAAATGCACTTGATACTTTATCAAAATTAATAAAAATAGGTAACAAGAAAAACATCATAAACCAATTTTTTGTGTAATTGTATTGAGAATAATCAGTAGTATTATTATGAACTATATCATAAATTAATCCTTGATTATTCTCTTGTGTAAGTAGACCTTTGTCACTATAATGTGTGGTACCTGTTGTCCACACAAAACGTGTAGTAACAAAGTGTAACACAACTGCTAATGGTATTATATAATACATATTATTATATAACGTCATTTTATTTTTTATTAAATAACCAATTTAAAAATCCTTTTTGTACACTCATTTTCATTATTATAGAGCTAGATTTGTTTATTTTTTCCCAAGATAAATCAAACTGACCATACTCTTCCTTGACAGGATTTGTAACAATATCTCTTTTCATATCTTCATTCTTAATATATGTATTTTCTCTACAATTTATTACATCCATTACATTTGCAGAAACATCTGCATCATTAACTAAATCAATAACACATCTTGTCTCTTGTAAAAAATTATAAATTTCATTTACTGAACAACGTTCATTTTTATCTACTGTCATCATCTTATACATTATAGTTTTAAAGTCATCTCGTAACCCAATACGTCTTGTTATCTTTTTATTCATAATATCTTGAATATTTTCCAATTTATAAAATCTTTCCAAGTCATTTATATTTTTAATGTTTGAAAATGGTAACAAATTAAACATTAGTTCATAAATACATATCCCTAAACTCCATATATCTATTCGTTTATTGTATATCAAAACATTAGATTTTCTTGTTTGTTGTTTATACATAGTTATATTTTCCATTTTATTCATATTTAATATAATTTCCGGAGCCATATAGTAAGGAGTACCACATAATTTGTAATATTTTTTACACAATATGTCATCCCAATCAATATCTTTATTATTCATTCCACATAAATCATAACACGCAAAACCAAAATCTGAAATTTTAAATTCTATACCTTGATGAGTATGCTTTATTAAAACATTATGTAACTTTATATCTCTATGTATAATATTTTTATCATGTATGTATTTTAATCCATTTATAGTTTGATTTAAGAATTCATATAAAAAAGAGTTTGTAAATCCACCTGATGAATTCCTAAAACGTTCTGATGTTTGACTTTTTAAAAAATCATACACATCTCCTCCATTGCAATACTCCATTCTTAAATAATATATACCATTGTCCTTAGTATGTCCATAATATTTTATTATGTTAGGATGATCTAAAACAGATAATATTTCTATTTCACTTTCTATCAATTCTTGTAAACGTTGAAAATAATAATCTTGTTCAGTGTTAACAAGTTCACTTTCATTTTTATACGGTGTTATATTAACTTGTATATCACCTGTTTCATTTTTGTTTTTATTTACTCGTCTAACCGTACTACCACCTGTTCTTCTTATCATATAACTTTTTACCAACTCATTTATATTTATTTCTTTTATTATAAAGAATTCTTCATCGGATTCCATATTACCTATATGTAAAGGTATCTCATTTCTACACAAATACACGTTCGAAAACGATCCCTTACCAATATGTTTGATAACTTCATAGTCTCTAATACCTTGACTCATTCTATTATAGGCCACGAAAATAAATTTAACTTTTAACATTGTCAAAATATTCACAAGCTGCCTTATAACCCATATCAATTAAACCACGTTTTTCATCATCCGTTAATATAAAATTAATAGGTTGTGTTATTTTATATGCGTGTATACAAATTGTATGTTCTGTATACTTGTATGCTAAAGTAGTATCTCTTTCCTTGTTTGCAAACAAACAACCCATTAAATGTAAAAGATAACTTTCAAATGAATCTATATCGTAATTTATATCATCATCTTGAAATTCTCCCCTTGTAACAAGTTTACAACCAAGTACATTATCCATATTTTCATAGTCTTCATATAACTTTATAGGATAATTATTTAAAACTCCTCCATCAACATATATATTATTATTATACTTTTCTGCACAAAAAATAAACGGTATACTTGTAGACATACGTATAGCCTTTACAACCTTTAAATTAGGATTCTTTTTATAATCAAAAATTTCAACACCATATTTATTTACATTTGTTACAACCACCCTGAAATTAATACCGTATTTTAACCATATTTCACGTAAAGTAATATCTTTTGAAACATCCTTTTTTAATAAAAGTGATTCTATCCATGTTGTTATTAATTTACCATTATCCATACCATATTTTTCTAATAAATTCTTCATACGGAAATTTTTTAAACTATCAATTTCCATTGCCATAATTTCCTGATATAATTCATCATATGAATATCCTATTAAATACAATAATCCTACTAAACTACCTATAGAAACACAACACATTTCATTTATTTCAAATTTAACATCACCACTTTGTTTTAATTCATTTAAACGTTTTATAACACCAATATACGCTATACCCTTGACACCACCACCACTCAAAATTAATGTTTTTATTACACTTTTCATTGTTTTATCGTTTATTATCTTTTTACTAGAAAATAATAACAAATATATTACACAATCAATTACACAATCAATTACACAATCAATTACACAATCAATTACACAATCAATTACACAATCAATTACACAATCAATTACACAATCAATTACACAATCAATTACACAATCAATTAATCAAGATCTTCCATAATTACGTCTGGTTTTTCATCAATGAATACAGTTTTAAAATCTGTATTATAAATCGTGTTTATTTTAAACACTTTTTCAGTAAAATTATCATCATTCATATACAACGTCAAATTATAATCTACTAACCTTAAACTATTCGATTTTTTTATTTCTAAAAAGTCAAATAATTTACCTAATTTAACACGTTTATCAAAATAAAAACAAAATCGTCTTATATCATGTGTTATATCAAATAATATTTCACCGCTATTATCTGTAATACTAGCATGAACTATTAAATTACGCTTATCAAATGTAGTACATCTATTATCTCCTAAATTAATTGAATTACTAAATTCATATACATCAGATTCAGAAAAAAATATTAAACTGTATTGTTTCTCGTTAAAAACAACATCATAATCTGTAAACGTGGTATCTTTTATACTTACACAATGTTTCTTGCTAATATTGTTTATCAGTCGTGACATCCTCTTCAATTTTCTTTCAATTTTCCACTTGCAAATCCGTAAAAATAACGAAAATGTCTTTAAGAATATAATACGTCTATAATAATACAATAATATTGTTGTTAAAAGGGTAATTAAAATTACATAAAACATCTTATTTAAAAAGTATAATTTTTTAGCTTTAAATGGATTTCTTTCAATTTTTACAAAATTCTAAAGATTCTGTTGATATATCAAAAACATCTAATAAAACAGTTAAAAAACCACATGAACAAAATCAACAAACATTTACAAATACAAATATAGACACAAATTTAAATAATCAGGAAGTTGAAGTATATAAAAATATAAATAAAGGAGATTTTGTTAAAATTATTGGTGTAAAAGATAGTGTTTTGAACTTTTATAAAGGATACATAGGTGAAGTAAGAGATTATAAACGTGATAAGGATTCAGCAATGATACTTTTACATCCAATTACATATCAAACTATAATTAAATTCCCCTTACATCATTTTATTAAAATTGATCCGTTTCGTAAGTCTAATTAGTATATAAAAATTTAACAGTCTTACTAGTCTATAAGATTTGTATAAGTAATAATTTTATCTGTTACAAATAATTCTTTTAAGGTTTCATTAACTTGCTGTATGTTATTCAATTTTATTATTTTTTCCTGATCGCTTCTTATATTGACAATGTTTTTATTTATAGTGTAAGAACATGTTTTAATACATGGATTTTTATTGAGTAAAGTAATGAATATGTTTTTATGGATGTCTTTTATATCACCATTTGCTAAATATATGAACCATATATCATTTGTAGTTTTTAATTTTAATCTTCTAAACATTTTGTTGAAAATTAAAAGTCCACGTTTTACAACGTCATCAGTTCCTATCTTGTCAGTAATAATATATTCATTTTTACAATTTACAAAACGATTAATTTGACAATCTTTCATATTAACAACTATATTTACTTGTAAACAACGTTCTAAAAAACGTACATCTGTAAATTTGTCATCAAAATCTAAATAATAATATACATCTAATATTTTTCTTTCCATTTGAGAATTATTTTTATCATTAGTAGAGCAAAAATTAACTGACATTTTATCTACCTTATAATACTAAAAGTTTTTTTATATAAATTTCAAACCTAATTGTTAAACTTTTTTTACTAGTATATATTAATAATGAAATCAAAACCAGATTTACACGACAATACAGATTATTCAAAATATCACGGTACTTCAGGATTATCTACTAAAGCGTGGGGTCCTAATGGATGGTATTTTTTATTCTCTTGTATAATGGGTGGATATCCTGTAAAAATAGATGAAAGAAATAAACAACACAAAGAAATTCAACGTCATTTTAAAAATATGCTATTAAGTTTAGGTTATACAATGCCTTGTATATTTTGTAGACAATCATTTTTAGGTTTTTGTAAAGACCTTCCTATTGATGATTTTATGAAAGGAAGAATAGAACTTATGCGTTGGCTTTATGAAATAAGAAATAAAGTTAACAATAAACTAATAGCACAAGAAGAAAAATGCTATAACGATGAAAAAAAACGCCTTAAAACAATATATCATAATGGGGAAAAGAATGATGATGATAAAAGAATTTACTATAAAAATTTAGAAGAATTTAGACAGAAAACATTTATAACTAAACCAGCACCTAGCTTTCAAGAAGTTTTAGATAAATACGAATCTATAAGAGCAGTATGTTCTACTAAAGCACAAACTTGCGCGTTACCAGATAAAAAATAACTTTTACTATAACATTACATACCAATCTATAATAATATATGTATTGTATATTATTAAGTGTTACAGTATATTATTAAAAGTTGATTTATTTAAACACCAATTTCAAAGAATCTTCTCATTTGAGCAGGACTTTGTTCAAAACTGCTTTGGTTCCATGGTCCTACATTTTCCTTAGGGATAGGAGGTAGAGATCGAATGTCTTGGTATGGGATTTTATTACTTTGCATTACAGTATTAATACCTACATGATATCCACTAATTAAAAAGTTTTGTTCTTTTAAAAGCTTAGAAACAGGATTTTCTTTAGCGAATTCATTTTCAGCTCCATATTTTGGAAGAAGATCTTCAGGTTTGACTTGTTCACTACCTGCTACAATTTTATCAACTTGAATTTTTTGTGGAGATTGCATTACTTCAGCTACTGGTTGCGTTGGTTCTACTGGTGGTTGAGCAATAGGTTTTTCTTCAGCTGTTTGTTCTCCTTCTACATTTTCAAGTTGTTCTGGCATCATACCATAATAATTTTCCATCTTTTCAGATCGAGGTTTTTGCATATAAGATACTAAAAGATAAACACCAAGTAGAATAAGTGCAACTTTAAGCATATCGTTTCGTTGAATAAGTTCTAAAATATTAGCCATAGGATTTGTTTTAATATACTATAATAAAATAAAATAATTTTATATTTTAAAAAATTTAAAAAAAAACCCACGAACCGTTAATTTAAAAATACAATTACTACAAGTTTATGCCCAATAACTCTTAAATCAACTAAATTACAATGGACTTTGATTCAGATGACTTTATAGATGATAATTTTATGCAAATAGATCATCTAGATGAATTTTTATTTAATTATTCCGATAAAATTTATTATTTGTATGAAGATTTAAAACATAGATTCGGTGCTTTCTCACCTTTTTTCATATGTGATATGCAATATCACGATTTAACAAATTTTTTTACAGATTTAGTATTACGAAATCCTAACCTTTATGTTTTTACTAAAACAAATCTTATTACATGTTTTGATACCTTTTATACAAAAGAATTAGATATATCTTATCGTATCGTATTCAATTTTGCAAAACAAACACTGCGATTTAACTTACAATACAATGATTGGTTACAGTTTTGCTACTTATTAACTGATAAATACGAAATGAACAAATAAATGCGCGATCATAATAATTATTTAATATCATTCTTATATACAATGATATTATCTATCGATATTGGTATTAAAAACTTGTCCCTATGTTGCATGGATTATACTGACCATAAAGATTTATCTAGTTATATTATAAAATTATGGGATGTATATGATACATTAGACACAGAAGATCACATTTGTCAATCATCTAAACGTGATGGTACAGCTTGTGGAAAACGTTGCGGATATAAATATAAAAGTGAAACTGATATGATATACTCTTGTAAAACACATTTTCCTAAAGACATTACTATAAAACCACAAAACATATATAAAAAACGTTTAGTTAATGATTATTTACTACAAGATATTGCCAAGATAGTTTTAACACGTTTACAAAAAATATATGATGAAAATGTTGATATTTTTATAAATATAAAGTCTATTGTTATAGAACTTCAACCAAAAATAAATCAAAAAATGAAGTTTATTTCTCATATAATATATGGTAAATTAGTAGAACTTTATTACAATACAACTACCACTATACGTTTTGTAAGAGCTGCTCAAAAATTAAAAGCTTATACTGGACCAGATATTGTATGTAACTTAAAAGGAGCTTATGCTAAACGTAAATGGTTAAGTGTTCAATATACACGTTGGTTTTTAGAACGTTCCCTTACAAATAATGAAATCTGGTTACAACATTTCTTAAATCATAAAAAAAAAGATGATATGGGTGATACGTATTTGATGACAATAAACGCAATATACGGTATTCCCAAAAAACAAAAGACGGATAAACGTGGTAAATGTATAAAATAAGTTTTTATAAATTATCTATATTTAAGGCCTAAAATTTTTGACAATGTTCGTATACAATATTGTACAGTGGAGAATTGTCGTGGTTTATAATCATATATATAACAATCTACATATTCGTAAAAACGAATACGTTTAGGTATATGCGGGTAAGATATATTATGTGAGTTTAGCGGTATTTTGTATACAGATGTTATGATTTTATATTCGGTCATCCTTAATTGTATACGTTATATTATATTTTCGTTTTTAACACGTTTAAAAGATGTAAAAAAATTAGACGTATATATCATTGATGTTAATAAACGAATTTGAAAAGCTATCTTTAAGAAAGTTTAAAATAAAAAGTATTCTTCCAGATGCTACCATATTATGCTTAGGTCGTAGAAGGAGTGGAAAGTGTATTTTACGCGGTACAAAAGTACTGATGTATGATGGTACAATTAAAAATGTAGAGGATATTCGAGTTGGTGATCAAGTTATGGGCGATGACAGCACACCTAGAAATGTTTTAGAAACACATTCGGGAACGGATACAATGTATAAAGTAAGTAACCGTAAGGGAGAAACTTATACAGTAAATAGTCATCACATTTTATCTTTGATTTATACAGGAAAGAAAAATATAAGAGATAGACGTGAACGTCAAAGTTATCAAGTTATCTGGTTTGATAAAAATAAATATAAATTAAATTATAAAACATTTTCTTATAAGAATAAAAGTAAAGATGATGTTTATACTAAAACTAAAGAATTTTTAGATAATTTGGTAGATAATCGTAAAGTTGATATTCCTATTCTTGATTATTTAAAATTGTCTAAGAAATATCGTGATAATTTATTAGGGTATCAAGTTTCGGCATTAACATTTCCAGAACAAATAACATCTTTACCAATAGATCCTTATATGCTTGGCTATTGGTTAGGTGACGGTACATCTCGAGAAGCAGTAATAACATGTCAGGATTCAGCTGTTTTACATTATTTTGCTCACAATCTTCCATTAATAGGTTGTTATTTGAATTATATAAAATCAAGCAAATTTTATTACGAGATAAATGGTATAAAAGAAAGTGGTTGTAAGAATATGACTAATTATTTTTTAAATACGATTAGAGACTTGTGTCTAACAAAAGAAAAACATATTCCTCATATCTATAAATGTAACACTAGAGAGGCTAGATTACGTTTATTAGCTGGATTTATAGATGCGGATGGTCATTTAGGTAATAGAAATGAGTTTGAAATAAAAATAAAACACGAACGTTTAATCGATGATATCATTTATTTAGCTCGTAGTTTAGGGTTTAGTGCTTATAAACATGTTAAAAATACATCGTGGACAAACAATGGAATTAAAAAATATGGAAAAGCATTTAGAATAAATATTAATGGCGTAGGTATACACGAAATACCTACTTTAATTAAGAGGAAACAGGCACAGCCAAGAAAGGAATGTGTTGATACATTAACTAGTCAAATTAAAATAGAAGAAATTGGTAAAGGTGAATATTTTGGAATTGAATTAGATGATAATAACAGATATGTATTAGGAAATTTTATTGTTACTCATAATAGTTGGCTTGTTAGAGATATTTTTTTCCATCACAAAGATACTCCATCAGGGATAGTATTTTCTGGAACAGAGGAAGCATCTCCATTTTTTGGTGATTTTATACCAGATTGCTTTATTCATTCTGAATATGATGCAGAGTTGATTGACAGTATTATGACACGTCAAAAGAAAAAAATTAGGGAAGCAAAGAGTAAAGGTTTGTCAGATACAGGAAAACATCCAAGTAATAATTTATTTATAGTATTAGATGATATGTTACACGATGCTCAAAATTGGAAAAAAGATAAAACTATAAAAAGTATTTTTTTTAACGGAAGACATTTTAATTTCTTATTTATTTTAACAATGCAATATGCACAAGGTATTCCTCCAGAATTAAGGAGCAATATTGATTATATTTTTATTTTTAATGAACCTTCTATTGCAAATAGAAAAAGAATATATGATGCGTATGGTGGGTGTATACCTAGTTTTGATCATTTTTGTAACATATTAGATGCTTGTACAAAAGATCACGAATGTTTAGTAATAAAAACATCTGGAAATACAACTGATTTAAGAGAACAAGTATTTTGGTATAAAGCAGAAGCGCATAGCAACTTTAGAGCAGGACATCCGAAATTTTGGAAATATCATTCGAGTAATTATAATCAAAACTATGAAGAACAGGACGATAAAGACAAGGAACAGTTGGATAAACTTAAAAAGAAATTTGCAAAAACACGAAAACTTAAAGTTATTGTTTCAAGACAAGGTGAAATAGTTGGTTACAAATCCGACGATGATTAATATCAAAATATTTAAAAATGTGATGATTAATATAATACTATTTATTAATCTTCAAACTACAACTATTGAAAAAGATTTTAAAAGACGATTGATTTTAGAAATATCTCTGTTCGTCAACCAATTATCAATCCAACTACTTCCATATTTATATTCTTCCATATCTCTTTTCTTTATTTTTGCTATATACTTTTTAATTTGAAAGTATATTTTATTATCCATTTTAGAAACAATGTTATCCAACTCTTGCAAATTCGTACGCTTGATAAATGTAATCATCTTATTTTAGTATAATAATTACAAATATTTCAATTTTTTACGAATCTTTTTTATTACGAATCTTTTTTTATTATGATATATTAATGAATAACGATTCTTTAATAGAAGACGATCGAATAACTGAATTATTACAAAGTGAGTTTGATAAATATTCAATTAATAGACATATTGATATAAAATATGTAAATCCATACGATCCATATTCGTCTATTTCTCCAAATGATATAGACACTATAATATTACCAGACTTGAGTAATTTTCAATTATCTGATAGATTTTTTTTAGACGATACTACTTTTTCTGAATGTTTGGATAATATATTATTCAACTTTAATATATTTTCTAAATCTTCTGATAGAGTTTGTCATACATTTTTTAATAAAATAGAAGAATATTTTTTAAGAATCAATTTGACAACATTTCAGATATCAATATCTGTAGATACAGTTTCTCAAATTAATACTTGCTTAAATTCTTCAAAATTACCTATAGTAATACTTCCTGTACGGTTAGATTTTCTTAATATACAATCAGAATATGATATGTCATTACAAATGGATGATTCAAAAAATTTATACACTGCCCATTCAAATTTGATTATAATTGATAAATTACACAAAACTATCGAATTTTTTGAACCACATGGTATCATACTTGGTCACGCTTATTCTAATATATTAAATATAGAATCGATAATACAAAAGTTTGTAAAAAATACATTTAGATTAACTGACTATACATTTATAAATATATCAAGTAGATGCCCTATAGGTGCACAAAGCATTCAATCTTTAATAAATCCGGAATCTGGTCATTGTCTTGCCTGGAGTTTATATTTTATAATGGTAAGATTATTAAACATATATTTTGCATACGGTCAAGAAAGTATTTTTGAAACAATTAATAAAATTATTACATCACAAGATCCAACAACTATTGATAAAACAATACGTCAATTCCTATCTTATATAGATTCAATAGTAGTTTTACCAATTAAATTCCTAAATGCTAATAATACATATGATATATCAGCTTATATAGAAAATGAAGTATATATAGAAACAAGATTACGTTATTTGATTAAAGTATATTTTAAAAATGCAATTTTTTACCAGAATGATTTTAGAAAGGTCTTTGAAGAAATCATATCTTATAAAAATATACCAAATTTTGATAAAATATTCATAGAAGAAATGAATACATCATATGACGATTTAAATCGTACCAGAATTTCTCAAATACAACCAAGTTTTTCCACCGATTTTAATCCTTCTTTTAGTTAATGGATTTATCATCCATGTTTCTTGTATATTATCATTAACTGTTGTCAAGAGTTCATAATCATTATCTGACAATTCAGTTCTGCACATAGGACACACATTAGTATTTGTTTCAACGTGTTGTTTAATACAATTTTTATGAAAACTATGTTTGCAATTTTGTAAACCAAATGTTTCAAGACCTGTTTCACTATTTGTTCCAGTAATAACTTCATCACAATCATAACATATACAACATGTATATTCACGATTTACATATTCATCAAACCCAATATTTTCATCTGAATGATTTTCTGAAAAATCAATGTAATTATAATAGTTTTGTATCGTATCAATTAATCTAGGATAATCAACTATAAATCTCTCTATTTCAAAACATCTTGTTTCATAATACCCAGACTGATATATATTTTGTAAATTATACAAATCATTAAAAATGCCATCTATATTAGTCAACATATAATTATGTATAAAGTTACTAAATAATTCTATACGTTCGTTTTGTAAATATCTAATTAAACATGAAATCCAACTTTGATATAAAACATAATCAGTATAACTCTGATCGTCTCTACCACCAGGTTCATACATATATGGATTATTATCTAAAAACGAATGAAATGTTATTAAGATTGTTTCAATACCCATACTAGAAGTCCATTTTTCAAATTTACTATCACCCCAAGTATTTAAAATGGTTGCGCAACATTTCCCACTTTCATACATATTAGGATGTATTCTAACTCCATCATAATTAATAAAGCTTACTTCTGGTGGAGAATGAGGATAATTATCAGGAATCTTGAAATCCAATCTTACAAATTTATGCCTATATACACTATCATTTGGTCCTCGTATAATAGCGTGTAAACGATTCATATTCGTCTCATTATAACTGATTAAATAATCATTGTCTAATAATTCACGTTGTGATTGTTGTATATATAATTGACGAACTTCCTTTAAAAATCTTCTATTAACATTCATTTAAACATTATAGTAAATAGAGTTTAAATCATTTTTTAATTAAATAATTACTAATATAATCCGATTTATCATAAAGTGGTTTATTTTTTAACAGCAAGTCTACCATTTTGATACATTTCGTACAATTTTTCTTTTACTAAACGTTCTTTTTCCTTTTTCTCCCTACGTTCTTCTTCTTTTTGTTTACGTGTCATTTCTTGTTTTCTAGGGTCTTGTATATAAATAATATTATCTTTTAACTGGACACTCCAAGACACATTTTGGTTAGGATTTATCAACATTATATACTCTGGATATCCGGACTTTAACAACAAACCACCTACCCTAAATAATCTTTTTTCAACATTGTAATATCTTATCCAAGTTTTAAATATAGGCAAATCGTTAAGAATGCTTTTTTCCTGCATTGTTTTTAAGGGAATACAATTTTGCAAACGACGCAATATTTCTTCTTTTGTAAAATTATCTTGCATACTACCTTGTGGTGGTTTTTTATATTGTTTACGCGAAACTGTTATGTATTTTTTACCACCAGTTTGAGTAGATGTATCTTCTGTTTCTGAATAGTATTCATCATCTGACTCATATGTTGTTGTTATATCAGTTGCAGTTACCATATCAGTTGTTGTTTCTGTATTTTGTTTTTCTACGATAAGACCTTTACCCTTCATTACTTTTATCTCAGAAAATAAAAGTTTCAATTTTATTTTATTAATATATTATAAAAGATGTTTTATTACATTTATAGTATGATTTATGATTTGGCTTCTACTTTTTTATATGCACAAACTAGCGTTGACGAAATTATACCAAGACTTTGGTTAGGAAATTATAAAGCAGCTATAGATAAGGATTTTTTAAAAACAAACAATATAGATTTTATTTTAAATTGTACTCCAAATATGCCACTTTATAATCAAATTTATAGTCCATCCGAAATAAATAATATAGAAACATATAGAATTCCAGTAAATGATAGTTTATTAGAACGTGATTTTATATTGATGGAAAAGTATTTTAAAATAGTTGTTCCTCTTTTAGTTAAAAAATATACATTACAAAAACGAAGAATACTAATTCATTGTCATGCTGGAAAACAAAGAAGTGCTATAGTAGTTGCTGCACTGTTAAAAGTACTTTTAGACCACGATTATATAAAAATTGATCAAATTCCTAAAACTGAAAGTCAAAATAAACAATTAGATTATATTTATAATTTTATATTATCTAAAAGAAGTAAAGTTTTTACATATGGTTTGCGTATTAACTTTGAACCTACATATCGACGTTTTTTTAAAATTAATTAGATATTACGAATTTATCACAACCACCTCTTTCTGAAAAATGTTTTATTCGATAATCAATTAAAAAACGGTCTATACAATGTTTTTCTAAACGTCTTTTACAATCATCAACGTAAATAATAGTTCCAGGTTTTGACAAAGTTTTAGACCAATAAATAGGAAGTAATCGACCTGGGCGATTATTGGCATACCCAGCAGGACCATCAATTATAATAACATCAAATGGTGCTAATTGCAGAATATCATCTGGAATACTATATGTATTAAGATCTTCTTGTGATATATCAAAACTTTGTTCAACTGTTGTTTTATATTTATATTTTTTTATATTTGATCTAGGAATATCCTTATTCAAATCTATATATTCCTGATTGTCCTCTATAAAAAATGTATTTTTATCAGATAAATTATACCATAAATTAGAATCATAACCCAATCCAAATACTAAAATTTTAAAATTTTTATGTAAACAAGTATCAATTATATCATCAATAACTCCTGTGTGAATTTGTATAGAATTTGTATAATACTTTTTTAAAAGATCTGATTTATTCATATATATTAATATACTATAAAAATTTTCTTATAATATAATATATACAACATATGTCTGATCAAAAGTTAATAGAAAATTATGGATATGTTCCTTTTTATGCATTTCAATGGATAATTTTAGGTTTACAGGTCTATATGATCTATAATTATAAATATGTGAATGATACCCTTGATCAATACTTTGATCCTAAACACCCTGGTAAACAGCAATTAAAAAAAGTTATATTAACAATACCATTTTTATTAATGGTTTATTATGATGTTAGATATAGTAGTTTTTCATTTAAAAATATGGGTGTCGATCCTGCTTACAATGATACAATTAAACAACTCTTAAATATATTAGGTTCATATGCTATTATTCATATTTTTGCACAGGATACTGGTTTAAAAACTGCAATTTTACAAACAGGTTTTGTACAAACTCAAACATTATTTATAGTTATGAGTGTTGGTATGGCTTACAGTATAACACAGAATAGATCACAATCAATATTAGCTCTTATATTATTTTATCACTTGAAATATGTAATCAGTCAAAATGTCACAGATTAAATAAATACTATTATTCTGTTATTCTGTTATTTTTATTCTTTATTATAAATAATGGAAAAGGTGGAATCACGAACAAAGCGATTTAGAGATTGGTTATTTTTTTATAAACGTTTGTCTTTATTAAATGATAAATCTGGCAAACGAGTATATAAAACAACACAATCTTTGTTTTCAAAACGTATTTTATCATCTGGTGTTGAAGGGAAAATTTATAAAACAACATTCGCAAATAAAACCCAGTATAAATATAAACAAATAAGATCTCGAGTAGGTGTTTTTATAACAAAAGCATTATATTTAAAACGTATAGCCGAAAAAAAAATGATAACACAAGAAATGATTGATGCAAATAGCTCAAGTGTACAAAAAATGTTTTATAGTGATAAAGCATTCAATAAACCAAGTTTAATAGAAGTTATAACATTAACATTAACAAACCAACTTGTATTTCAAAAAATATGTCCTCATTTTAACATAAATTACGATTGGAATTATGAAAAGAGTACTATTCGATTATATAACGAATATGCCACATATGGTGATTTTACAAAATGGTCACGAAAACATCATTCTGACAAAGTTTGGTTAAATGCATTATTTCAAATTATGGTAGGTTTACTAGCAATGCGACGTTATTTTAATATGGTTCATACTGATTTACATATAGGAAATATTTTAGTACATCGTGTAAAACCTGGTGGTTATTGGATATATATAATAGATAAACATAAATATTACGTTCCAAATTTGGGATGGGTATTTTTACTATCAGACTTTGGATTTTCATGGATACCAAATAAGATGGCCGTCCCCTGGCATTACACTGCTAGGTTAAAATATATTACAAAATCAGGTTTAGATTTATATGATTTTATTACATTGTTTAAATCATTACAAAACACTAAACGTGTACCTGATACAATTAAAACAGTAATAAAATCAATGTTTGAAATTGGAGATTTTATCGTTTTTAAAAAAGCATTTTATGAAAACTTATATAATGAAAAACGTAACGATAAACGCAATAAACAGATTACTGGAGTTTATAAAATGATTATAAAAAATTATAATAAATTACACAAACGAACTTCAGACAAACTATTACATAAAATATTCAAAAACTTTTACAATAAACCTGGATATACTAAACCACAAGGACAACAATGTATAGAAACTTATTCATTAGATAAAAAATTTTCTAAATCTACGTTGCCAAATATTTTTCGTCAACTTGTAAAGTAAAAGTTATGTAAATTTCCATCCGTCACAATCAGAACAATCAGTTTGTCTAATACATTCTGGAAAGTCATCTTTCCATTTAGAAATTACATTTTTTATAATATATTCTATTCTATGATTAAATATAGATTCGCTGTAACCTAATTTCTTTTTAGCATCATAAGAACATGTAAAACCAGTATGGCATTTTGTATCTATATTATAACCAATAACAGAACAAGTAGACCCACACTTACCTATAAATATAGGATCACCATTATGACCAAAATGATATATCTTATCAGATCCACGATCACTTAATCCAGATACTTGTATATAATGTAAATCACCAGGTGTTTCAAATGTTACTGCTGGTTTATCATATATAATCGAAGCAACACTCGCTAACATCCCACCTAACGAATGCCCTGTAAAATAAACTTCAGTTTTATCAAAATCGTAATCCAAACTTATATTGTCAACTATTTCTTTTACAATATTTATATAATTTTCTTTATAAGATAAACTATTACTATAACATCCTCGACAACATTCTGTTCCTTCAGTCACTCCACAATTATCACACGTTTTAAATAAATTGCTTTGTTTGTAAAAACAACACGAAAAAAATAAATTATCATTATATTTATCATTTGATGAAGATGATAATGTACACATATTTTCATATTTGTTAAAAGTTTTATCAGAAATTGTATTCAAACTTGTCCAATATACACTAGTTCCTTTAAAAGCTATCACAATTTTATCATTTGCAATATTTCTAAAAGTATATGCTTTTACAGTATCTGGTTCTATACTTCTATTTTCAACAATATCTAATGTTGTATTTAACCAATATTTACTCCCTATACTATAATATGCATTATTTGCCATTTTAGAAAATTCATACACTGAATCATAATTTATAAAATTACCAGATGATAATCCAATTATCGTAAACAATATAATTTTGCAAAACATTTACTAATTAACATTAAAATTATGTTGATTAATAAACTTATAATATTTTTATTTTTATTTTTATTTTTATTTTTATTTTTATTTTTATTTTGTTTTTGTTTTTGTTTTAGTTTGTGATTTGTTTACATAAAAAATCTAAATTTACGTTTAAATAAAGATGGTGTCTCAATTGGTGTCTCAGTTGAAGTTTCTGTTGAAGTTTCTGTTGAAGTTTCTGTAGTATTATATCCTGTATAATAATGTGTTGTTTCCGTAGGCTCTGGGATCACAACATCACGAGTTAATTCCGGAGTTGGAGTAACTTCCTCTGGACAAGGTGTTGTTTCTGTAGGCTCTGGAATCACAACATCACGAGTTAATTCCGGAGTTGGAGTAACTTCCTCTGGACAAGGTGTTGTTTCTGTAGGCTCTGGAATTACTACTTCACGAGTTAATTCCGGAGTTGGAGTAACTTCCTCTGGACAAGGTGTCTCAATTGGAGTTTGACACTCAACACAAGGTGTTGTTTCTGTAGGCTCTGGAATCACAACATCACGAGTTAATTCTGGAGTTGGAGTAACTTCCTCTGGACAAGGTGTCTCAATTGGAGTTTGACACTCAACACAAGGTGGTGTTTCTGTAGGTGTTGGTTCAGGAATAGTGATTTCTCTATCTTTTACAGTTGTACAAGGAGCTGTCTCAGTAACTGTAAAGAAAATTTGTTCAGTTAACGTGTCTGTAATGGTCTCCGTAGTAGTAATGGTGTCAGTAGTTGTAACTGTATCAGTAGTTGTAATAGTATCTGTAGTAGTAATAGTGTCTGTAACTGTTTCTGTAGTAGTAATAGTGTCTGTAACTGTATGTGTTTTCCATTTTGTTCTATAACAATTTCTTCCTTTTACAATAGACGTAATTGTTGCTGTACAAATATCAGTTGACGTTGGAAGTAATATAGTTACATCTCTATTTTTTGTAGTAGTTGGAAGAATTTGTACTGTTGTTGTATTATGTCGATGTTTTGCATCACATACTGTAGAGTTTTTTTCATTACAAGCCATTACACTTGATACGAGTGCAAATATTAAAACAGATGCCATTTTAGTCATTTTACAAGTTTATTATCTTAAACTAAGTTATCTTTAAATCAAAAAATAATTTAGTTTTTTTACAAATTAATTTTTATGAAAAAAATCGATATTATATAAATTATCATTATTGTGTTTAATTAAAAATGGTTCGTCACAAATTATCTCATTTTCTACTAAATTATGAAATTCAAAACGATTTCCACCTATGTAACATATTCTCCACCCATGTGAAGCGGCACTCATTATAAACAAATATTTAATCAAAAATTTAATCAACAATTTGTTATAAAACATTATATAAATTACACATTTAAAATAAATAAAGGATATAGCCGTAAACGCACTAATTATTTCATTTAAAAACAAATAATAATAATATTTATCTTATGTAAATGAGGAAAAAAAAAGATACTCCTGGTATACCAACTTATTCTAAAAAGTTTACAAATAATAAACATAAGTCAAAAAGCCAACATTCTATAATGCATAAACATGAAATTCGATTAAAAGACTTCAATAATAAAACAGAAAGGTTGCGTTTGATTGATAATAAAATAAAAACATTAGAAAACACATTAAAGCGTCAAAATGATGAGTTTTTAAGAAAGAGATTAAATAGAGATGATACAAATGGATTAAATGAAACAATTAGAATAAATAAAGTAGATTTAGAAAAGCTAAAATCAGATAGGCAAAACGTAGAATCTGGTGAAGATCAGATAGAATATTTATTAGATTCAAGTCGTATTATATTTGAATATATGAAATTAGATGATAGAGAAATGTCGTTGTTATCTATAAATGAAATGTCACAAGAAAATAATACAGAGTTGGATGAATTGCATTCAAAGAAAACAATATTAATAGAAGAGTATCTTACTAAATTTGAACCAAATCATTATAATCACAAACGCGATTTGTATAGAGATCAAACCAGATGTTTTAAATGTAATGTAAATTTTACAATTGACAAAAGTTTTCTAGTTTGTCCTAGTTGTGGTATTTGTTTACAAACAATTGAACAAGCAACAGAATTGTCTTACAAAGAACTTCAAGACTTTGATTATAGACCTCAGTTTACATATGATAAAATGACTCATTTGGACGATTGGTTAAGAAGATTCCAAGCTAAGGAAAATCGTAGTATACCACAAGAAATATTAGATAAAGTATTATTAGAAGCAAATAAGGAACGTATTCAAGATTTAAATACATTAACAGAGGATAAAATTAAAAGATACCTTAAAAAATTAAACTTGAACGAATATTATGATAATGTTATTGGTATAATAAATAGAATAAACGGTAGACCACCATTTACATTAACATCTGAGATAGAAGATAAAATAAAAACAATGTTTCAGCAAATCCAAGATCCATATGAAAAGTTTAAACCAGCTGGAAGAAAAAATTTTCTTAGTTATAGTTATACACTTCATAAATTTTTTCAAATACTTGGATTACACGAATTTGCCAAATACTTCCCACTTCTTAAAAGTATTGAAAAATTACGTCAACAAGATGATATTTTTAAAAAAATTGTTGTTTTTATGGCAGAAAAAGATCCTATAACAAAATGGGTATTTTACCCAAGTATTTAAAATTTAAACTTATATATGTTATTTTTAGATATATAAATTTATAAAATTGTTATCTTTCTAATCTAAATTTTTATTTTTTTTTAATCTTTTTATAATTTTATCAAATGGATTTTTACTACGTTTACTAATAACACTATCCGATATACTTTTAGTATCTTCTTTGTATAAGCTACTAATATCTATAACACTATCTGATATACTTTTTGCATCTTCTTTATATAAGCTACCAATATCTATATCACTATTAATTTCATCTATTGTCTCTGTAATTTGATCTATCACATTACCTACTGTATCGTTTACTATATCGTTTACTGTATCGTTTACTGTATCGTTTACTGTATCGTTTACTGTATCGTTTACTGTATCGTTTACTGTATCGTTTACTATATCGTTTACTATATCGTTTACTGTATCATTTACGTTTACTACATTTTCTATAATATCATCTATTACACTACTTACTATATTTGTGCTATTTTCGTGATTAATTGTATTTAATATATATTGTACATTTTCAAAGGGTTTAATTAAATTTTGATAGAAAACTTCATTGATTGTATTGTTTACATTTTCTTGTAGTATTTCTTCAATTTCAACTGTTTCTTGTATTTCCCCAATGTCAACTAGATCTGTAATTTGATTTGTTATTTCGACGGGTTCCATGATTTGATTTGTTATTTCAACTGTTTCTTGTATTCCCCCAATGTCAACTGTTTCTGTAATTTGATTTGTTATTTCGACGGGTTCTGTAATTTGATTTGTTATTTCGACGGGTTCTGTAATTTGATTTGTTATTTGGGTGGGGGCTATATTTTCAGGTTCTTGATATATTACCGATGGATTGTTATAATAACTACTATCTTCATTTATATTATCATTTAATTCTAGACGATCTAACAATACGTTGGATTGAAAACTTGAATTATTTGGAGTGGTTATTGCCTGATTATTCTTTTTTTTATCTTGAGTTTTGTTTTTATGTTTACTTTGATCTTTTATATGTTTACTGTTAGATCGTCCGCTGTCCTAATGGTGATGTCTACGGTGGTGGTGGTTATTTTTTAACTCGAAATAAAGACTTTTGTGTTCAGTTGCTCGTAAAACATCACGTAGTCGATCTGATTCTTGTGCTCGTAAAACTTCTTTAATATTAGATTCGGAATCAGAAATTTTGTCTTTAAGACTGCTATATTCGAATGCCATTTGTTTGGCAAGGTCTGATTTATTTTTCAATGCTTCCATTTGAATAGATGCAGTGTTATCACTAGCAGACTTCATCAAATTTGCATATTGTGTAGATGATTGAAGAGACATTGCAGCTTTTGTTTGTAAAATATCTTTTTGAGTTTCATTAAAATTTTTCCAATTTTGATCACTGGTTGATTTTAAATAACCAATAAGCTCATTTGTACTTCGTTGACCATCCATTCTTCCTGAATTAATAAGGTCATTTGTAGTTTCATGAGATCTGTAAATAGATTGGTCAATACCAGCTGCTGTTCTGTAAATATTATCGTCAACGTGAGCTCCTATACGTTCTGTCGCAAGAAGATTATCAGAGGCACCTTTGTTTATATAATCATTGGTAATAGCGGATGTTTTGAAAATAGTGTCCCTAACACTAGAACCTTGATCCTTAATACCATCGTTTAATAATGTAAAATTGCGATTTTGACGGTTTTCATTTGCGTATTGTGCGCGTTCTTGTGTATCAAGAATATTTTGTGTTTGTTGTTGTTGAGATTTTAAACCTTCAATGTTTTGAAAACTCTGAGATTGAAGTAAATCTTTGTCAATACCTGATAGTTTATCAGATAAATAGTTCATTTGGTCATAACTTGCTTTTAATTGAGCTGGGTCCATTTTTTATAACTTGTATTGTTATACTATTTCCAAAGAAAAAAAAAATATAGAAATTTCGCACAAAATGAACAAAAAATACTTTTCAAGTTTATTATTTTTTTTACACTTACTATTTAAAAACAAAAAATACAATAAATTTTACTTAATGTACATTTTGCTTTTTATTGGCTTAAAATATGTTTATTAGACGATAAATATGCGTACTAATATATATATTTTTTTATTTGTTTATATTAACTATTATAACAATGGATAATGAAAATTACATTTCCCCTAATAAAATTACAAAACAATATGATATCACTTCAGGTACTTTAAGAAGATGGGCAGAGGCAGGTAAAATTAGATGTTTACGACCAAATGGAGGAAAAAGAATTTATAATATTGAAGATATTAAAAAAATTTTTAACAATAAAACAACTACTGAACAACAAGTGACTGAACCAATACAGAATACTAAAGAAAACGAAGAACCTGGTCAAAATACAAATAAAGTAGAAACTGAAGAAGATATTAAAAACATCTTGCAAAAATTAAAACAAAATATAGAACAAGAAAAAAATATGAATTCTATAGATGATATTACAAACGAACTTAATGATATTATGGTTCTAATCAATCATATTAAGAAAAACGAAAGTTAAAAATCTTTTAGAAAATATAATTATCGTAAATGTATAAATTAGATTTATGATAAAATTTAGTAGTCAGATATTACGGGCATTGTATCTTCTCTACAAATGACACAATTTGTTTTACCGGATACATTATAAAATCTACACCAACATATAGCATGAACTGCGTTATTACATTGGTATTTACAACATATAGTCATATCATTTTCATAATCTATAATATCTAGGCATATTGGGCAATTTTCATTTCTGCCAACTTTATATTTTAAAGATTCTTCTTTTATCCAACAATCTGCAATTATATTTTTATAAGTATTTATTGACCAATATATAGGATCTATGTTTCCGAATTTTTTAGATCCTAACCAATAAATATGTTTACAATTACGACGTCTCATAGTATAATCCTTACACGAACAAGAACAGTTTATATTATATAATTCTCTCCACACTTGTACCATATAAATTTTACTAGTTGATCCTAATACTTTAAAATCTAACCCTGAGATTTCATCAATATTACTGATTTGTTCACCATTGTAAATAACTGAAGTATCTATTAATAATATTCTTTGTGTTAAACTACGTAATTTTCTTTTATAATCCTCATTTGTATATTCTTGTAACTCAATTGTATCAATGTTATCATCCATCAAATTGTGGAATAAATTATTACTGATACTAGACATATCCAATTATTTTAATACAAATAATGTTTTTATTTAGTTTTTTTTTAAAGATTTCACTTTACCCTATAAACTTGTCTATTTGTGATATAGCACAAACTATAATATTATTAAGATTATTTACTTCTTCTATGGTGTTTCTTATATCATCTTCTAATTTAAGTTGATGTTTTATTACTTCATTTTCAAAATACATAGAATCAAGTTTTTTATCAACATTTGTAAATCTATTACATGTTTCTTGTGTTAATTTGTTTAACAGATTATTTAAATCTGCCAATTTAACATCTATACCTGTTTTATAAATAGAAAACTCGTCTTTTAATTTGTCAATTATAAATGTAGTACAAAATTCAGAATTATCACCTCCTGTAATATTTGATATTGATATATTTGTAATAATAGCCTGTAAATTATTCATTATATCAACTTTATATTTTTCAAAAACATCATCACATATTTTTAATGTTTCCAAGTGCATATTACTATTAATTTCTTTATTGTTATTTAATTCAACCATTATACCAGTTGTTAATTCTGCAAACTTATCTTCAATATAATCTTTTAATTCTTTGTAAACTAAAACTTCCCTACTTTTGCAATCACAACATCCTTGTAATAAGTTTGACTGCGAATCAATTTTAATATTAACAATATCAATCATGTTTTCCAAGTTTACCAAGCGACTCATTAAGTCTGCATTTGACACCTTTCTAAACATATGTTTTATTTATACACAAGTAATTTTATTATACAACTTAACGTAATACCGGAATAAATTCGTATGCAATTCTGATTTTTGCGTTAAATAGAATATAATATTTTATAAATAAATACTAAATGTCAAAAGGCAAAGGAAAAGTTATTGATTATTTGTTTGAAGATCCAGAAATATCTAACCAAAAATACGCTCTAGTTAGTATAGTCGGACCACATATGCCACAAAAATGTGACGTTTGGGGTTTAAAAGTAAGAGGAACGGCTGATTCTTTAGAAAATGCAAAGGCTTTATGTAAACGTCTTTTAAGAATAGATAATCATTATGATATTTATACAGTTGATGTTGGTAAGTTTTTTCCTCTAGCAATTGACCCATTAAAAGTTCAAAATGTAGAATATCAAAATGATCAATTGAATTCTTTAATTCAAAGTTATCTTGAAAATAGAGACAATGCAAATGATTTATGGAATCAAAGAAAAACCGAATTAATTGATGAAGCTATTAAAGAAGGTAAAAATCAAAAGGAATTTGCAAACAAACCAGAACATCCTATATCAGTTTTACACAGAATTAAAAATTATGAAGAAAATATTTCTGATACAGAACGTTCACTAGAAACTCTTAAAGAAGAACTAGAAAAAGCAAGACGTAAATTTGACAATTATACAGAGGAAGAAAGAGAAATTTCACTAAAAGAATTCAAAACAGCATTGGAGGATAATGTAAAACAAATTGAAGACAAACCTATTTCTGTTGATGATATTCGTAAAGAATTAGAATCTGAATTTAAAAATGAATTAACTAGAACTGATGAACCACCAAACATTGAAGATATTATTTCAAAAATTCAATCTTTAGAAGATGAGTTAACTGAACTTGAAACATTTAAATCTTCATTATCTTCAACTGCTTCTCCTAAAGGTTATGATACAATTGTAAAAAGAATTGATAAAATCAAATCGGAAATAGAGACATTTAAATCCAAGTTAAATAATAAAGAATTAGTTAACAATTATATAAATGAAAATTATCCAGATTCAAAATGGCATTTTGATTAAACATTGTATATTTCATTAAATATATTTATAATTTTTTTATAAATATATAATAATAATGGAATCATCCGAAGAAAAACAACGAAAAAACATAATTTTAACTACATTTATCCGTTTAATATTAAAATATGCGTTTGAAGGTTTAATTATTGCCATAGCTGCTTATTATATACCACTTATGTATAAAACATCCTTAAAAACACCTACTTTTAATGAAATATTTTCAATTGGATTAACAGCATCTTTAACAATGATAGTTTTAGACTTTTTTTCTAACAAAACAGCAACTGGTGTAAGATTAGGCGCTGGATTAGGTATTGGTAGAGGTTTAGTAGGTTTATAAACTAAAATCTTGTATTACATATACTTTTATAATGAACTATCATCTGTGTTTTTTTATAATATCTTAGTTGGTTTTGTATATTATGCCAATCAGATTTACTAATTTTATTATAACATTTTAAATACAATGTCGAATCAATTTGCATTCTGTCATATTCATCTCTTGAATACACTGAATAGATTGTATTGTTTTCTAAATTAAAACCAACACTTTTCATTGCACACTAACAATATCATAACCATATATTTTTATTTTTAAATAATAAATATAAAAATAATCAGTTTACTTTCTAAAGATGTTTAGTTGTACATTTTGCATTAAACATCTAAAGATGTTTAGTTGTACATTTTGCATTAAACATCTAAAGATGTTTAGTTGTATTTATAAAATAAGGATTGTTTTTTAATTGTCCGTGTACTAAATCTGGTTGTAACCTATCAGCAACAACTGTATCCATAGCATCATTGTCGTCACGGTGTCTAATAGGAATACCTAATTGATCTTTGTTAGGAATGTGTTTGTAATCATTCATAATTTTTGGTCTGTTGTCTAATTCTTCTTTTAGCAACATATTATCAGTTACTTTTATGTCTGCAAAGGAATCTTTACCAGATGAAATTTGAAAGTTTTGTGGGCCAGAAGGTCTTTGTCCCATTAAAGACTCTTGTTTTTGATCACGAATTGTTACATTATCAAAACGAACTCTAGATTCAGATTCAGATGCGTATTTTGCATTACCTTTATATTCAGGATGAATTGCATTTCTAACCTTTTCAGGATTTGCATACGTACTTTGAATGGTATGATTTTTAACAATTTTATCAGCATTATAAATATAATCTTTACTTGACTCTGTAATAATTTCTTTACCTGTGATTTTAGCTTCGTGTTTATTTACAAGATAACCCATACCATCATTTATATGTGCCTGTCCCTTGTATTTATTATCAACTAACGATTCCTTATGAGTTTGTTTTGCTGTAACATTCGAAATACCTGCATTATAAGGAGCATTAGATCCTACGTTAAATGAAGTATTAATGTTACCTGTATTATCCGCATCCCTTAACGTTTCTCTTATAGTTGTTCTTGTTTCATCTTGTGGTTTAAGTTTTACTCCTGAAGATTGCATATTTACATTTAATAAATGTACTTTATCACCAGTGCTAGCTCTTTCAGATTCAAATACTTGGAATCCAGATTTACCATAATCATGACCAGATTGATTATTTACTATTGTACCACTTAAATTTCTACCAAAATCATTTTTAAAATTGTTTCTTTTTGGATTTTGGAAATAAGATGATAATTCTTCACTATTATCTACATTTGATAAACGTTGTTTAGTAGCTTTATGAATACTATCCTGACCACCATAATATTCCATATTATAACTTTGTCTAGAACTAGCTTTCATATTAACAGAATAATCTTCTCTCACTTTTGGTCCGACAAATTCACCTGGTCCACTAAATCTATAATTATTTTCAAAAAACGTATCTGGACGATTCTTTTTCATTTCCCCAAATACACCACGATTCTCTCCCAATTTACCTGATAAAACTCTGCCTTCGTATGTTTCTTTTGGTTTATTACCTGGACGTAATTCATTTATATCTTTATAACTTGGCCTAATATTATTTTCAAATGTACCAGATATTGGCGCAGATATTTTTTCTGGTTCAACAGGTCTTTCATTTTGTCTATAAAGTGATGGAATATATCTATCCATATTAACTTGTGATGAAAATACAGGATTACCATATATGTTTTCAGGAGTTTTATCATATAAACTTGAAATTTCCTTTTTATGAGCAAAAGTGGATATATTACCAGTATGTTGATCTAACAGTGCTTCATTTGAAAATGTTTCTATATTTTGTTTAGTATTACTTCCAAAGAATGGAACCATATTATTATGAGATTTATCAAATGGTTTACCTGTTAATAAATTAACATCAGTTTGTTTAAATGGTAAACTTGTATCAGAACTCATGTTAATAGAATTAACATCTTGACCAATATATTTTCCAAGAGGCTTAAACATTGGTCTATTGTCTATTACAACTTCTTTTTCAGCTTTAGGGTTTATTACATTTTCTAAACGATTAATATCATTTAACTTACCTAATTGTTGCGAAGTTAATCCAGATATATCAGGAATTAATGCAGGTGTTAACACAGAATCACTCCCAACTACACTATATGTATTAAAAAGAGGTGGAATATATCCACTTTCAGACGGATTCTCTGATTTTTTGTAATTTTGCAAAGATCTTTTTAAAATTTCATCATTAGATTCATTTACAACATTTGATGTATAAATATGCTTACCATTTGGCTTATCAAATTCTTCAATTGTTTCTCTTACAGTTTCTTGCGTTCTAGGATTTCTCCCATCCCTACTGAAAAAATATCCCGCTAAAGTCGTCAACCCAATTAATGGAAATGTTAAATCACTCATAATTATATTACAATTTGTAAAGAAATAAAGTTTAATAAAATAACCATAATAAAAAATCCAAAGACTAATAAAAAAAATGTTTAATATATTTTTTATTAAAGAATAATACACCATATTTTTTCTCACAATATTTTCTTACCATATTTTTCTTACCATATTTTTCTTACCATATTTTTCTTACCATATTTTTCTTACCGTATTTTCTTACCATATTTTATTCCCAAGCTAAAAGTTTTTTAATTACCATTTTATCAAGACTATAAATTTTGTCTTGGACATCTGTAAATCCAATTGGTTTGTTTGTAAGTTTGTATTGAGCATGAAGTTGTCGTAAAGTTCTATAATAAAGATTTTCTTGTGTAACTTGGACTGTATGTTTGATGTGTGATTCAACGTATAGTCTGTATACTGTCTTGACTAGTTTTAGTAGTGCTGCTTTAATGTAAGTAAACATAAAAGTATTTTCTGTATAAAATTTTTCAAGTAATACAAGAGATTCTGGTTTGTTTAAAAGTTCTAGATATCTCATTCTAATTTGAGGAACATTTCCTCTGATAGATTTGATCATCTTATATCTTTCAAAGTCATACTTGTACAATTCCCATGTCTTACTTGCTTTATCAAAAATCTTGATTAAAATTCCTCTTTTAAATTTACAATCAAAGTTATTAACATCAGAACCTAGATTTCTAAAATCTTCAACATCCATCAATTTAGGACGTTTAATTCCATAAACATTTCTAAACTGATTGCTAAAATCTTCAATGTAAGTAGAATTATTGATTCTTGAAACATAAACCAACATATTGACATTATGTTTAACAACAATTCTGTTTTCACGATGAAGCAAAACAAACACATATGTAAAATTTGTATCCATTGTTTCCAACAAATTTTTATCAAATGTTTCCCAAAACATCGTATCAAAATCTTTGTTACCAGTCCAATAACTAGAATTCGCAGTAATACACCTAGTAGTTGCTGTATGCCATTCGCCACCATAATTATACAAACGAATAATAGTACCATCTTCACAATATTCAATTCTTACACCGTGACTGTTATTTTGAACCAAATTAATAACTTCTTCAAAATTATCAATATCATTTAAACGATTTTGACACATACAAATTACTCGTTTAGTATCCTTTTCGAAAATCAATCCATTTGCTTGCTTTTTATAAAGCTCTATCATTTCAGAATTCACAATTGATTCTTGTAGATCTGACACACCTTGAATATCAAGTACAACAGAATCAACTTCCATTGTTGGTGAACTAGGTGCAATATCATTACAAGTCTCTTCAACTAAACCATTCTTAGTATCAATGGTTTCAACAGTTTCTACGTTAACAAAGTTTGTTTTTTGTGTTTTTTTGTTTTTAAAATTATCGTTTGTGTTAGCAAGCAAAAACAAATTTCCTTGACACATTTCCTTTTCCTTTACACAAAGACCAAGTGATTCAGAATTGGTTTTAATTTCTTCAAAAGAAGAATCGTTAACAAATTGACAAATATCAGAAACATTAATAATAGACATCTTAAGTAATTGATCACAAATTTATAATTTACACTATTATATAAAAAAAATTCAATTTTTTCTTAAAGTGAATTTTTCTACACATTATTTAGGTTATTTTTATAAATTTGTCAATAGTATTTCCTAAAGTAATAGTTGTTTTCTCAATTTGAGATAATCTTATTCTAGCATCTTCAATACGTTTGTTGTCCAAGTTAGATACTTTTTGTTGTACATTTTCAGTGAATACATTTTGATTAACACGTTTGATATTTTGCAAATCAACTTCTTCAATATAATCTTTACAAACAAACATTGGATATTCTATCATTTTATAAATACGATTTTCCTTAAAACTGTTTCTAAAATCATCTATTGATAATTCTCCACCAAACATTTTTAATGTACATCTAGGTGGTGCTGGTTCCAAATGCGCATCCAATAAGAAAGTACCAGTTATTTTACTGTATAAATACTTTACCAAATAATCTTTTAATTCACCACGTCTCGTTTCCTTTTTATAAGCCATCATACAAGAAAAACTACAAAAAACTCCCTTTACCTGAAATTTTTTTACAACACTATCATATTTTTCAGGAAGTCCAATTGGAACTGTATCAAAATTATGACAACACCACCAACAACATACATTTGTTTTATGCAACCAATCTTCGTTTTTAACAAATTCTCTTAACAATTCAAAAAATCCTCTTTTTCTATTTTGATCTTGTTGATCATCTGTTTCGATGTTATTTGATACTACCTTTTCATTATCATCTCCGAAAATTTTATCAATTAAATTGGAATCTTTATGAAGTATTTCCAATTTATTTATTAACTGACTATCTTGGTGTTCTCTGTATTCAATTCTCTTTTCATATAATTCCGTCAAATCATTTTCATTATTAATAATTTCACTTATAATAGAATCTTCCTTTTCTAATAATTCATCGTATTCTTTTTGTAACTCATTTAAATTAATATCATTTTCCTTTTGCATTTTGTCAAATATATTATTTATATGATGCACAGTATCAACTACTTCATTTTTAATATCATTATTAGATGGGGAAAAACATAAGGTAGTGTCTACATTGTTTAACTTTTCATTTCCAATATCAGTTTCATCTTGATCGTCCTTCACATCTAAATGTAAAATATAATTATTATTATCTTGCAATACTGTTGTTAATGGTATTTTTTTCCTTATCGATGAACTAAAATACTTAACAGCTGCTTTTCTACCACGCTTTTTCTTTTGTTTAACTTCTTCTACTACCACTTCCTTCTTCTTTCTACCTCTTTTCTTTTTTTCTTCTGGATTTTTTGGTACATTTTGAATAGTAGTATCTTTTCTTGGTCTACCTTTTTTTCTTTTTACAATAGGTTCAACGTTATCAGTTATCTCTATTTTTGAAATACCAGAGTTTAATTCATCCATTTATAGATTGAGTTACTAACTAATATATTTCTAACTTTTTCAATTTTTGTTAATTAACTAAAATTAATTTCTAAAAGAATTGTAATAATGAGTAGTAATAATACAAATTCAGATACAATTGATGAATGTCCAAGTATATTAAATGTTCTAGGGTTTCTTAAATTCCCAGATCTTAAACCAATTTCACTAAGTGATACTGACACCGCATCAATTGCTTCATCTGAAGAAAATCCAACAACTTTATCTTCACTCGCCTCTAAATCAGTTTCACTTTCAGACTTAACCCCACCAACATCTCCCATCAGTTTACAATCAAAATCAAAATCTGAACCATCCCTAAATTCCCCAAGTACCCAAATTGGAAAAGGATACAAACGCAACACCAAAAAACGCTCCACTAAAAGCAAGTCTAAAAAACGCTCCACTAAACGCAAGTCTAAAAAACGCTCCACTAAACGCAAGTCTAAAAAACGCTCCACTAAACGCAAGTCTAAAAAACGCTCCACTAAACGCAAGTCTAAAAAACGTTCTACTAAACGCAAGTCCAAAAAACGTTCTACTAAACGCAAGTCTAAAAAACGCTCAACTAAACGCAAGTCCAAAAAACGCTCCACTAAACGCAAGTCCAAAAAACGCTCCACTAAACGCAAGTCTAAAAAACGTTCAACTAAACGCAAATCCAAAAAACGTTCTGTGAGATCAACAAAAGATGTTTTCGAATAATTTTTTTATTACAACAAAAAATTTCCATATTGTAATTACAAACAACAACATCGAAAGTAAATATTTATGATAATCTTATCCTTTTACACTATATCTATGACAATTCCCTGAACTTACATGTAGTTTCTCCATAGATTCTAAAAATTCATATACTATATCACCATTTTCATCACTATAGTAAACTTTTCTAATACCACGTTGTATTAATTTATCAATACACGAATTACAAGGTCTAGAATTCCTCAATTTATTTGTTTTTGGATTTCCTAATCTAATAATTAAGATATCCATACCTTTTGTTAATTTTAATTTACAAAGTGCATCAATTTCAGCGTGAATAGTATACTTTATATACTTGTCATTTACTCGATCTCTTTTAATATATCTATTATACCCGAATGTATATACCTTACCACCTTTTATTAAACACGCACTGTGCTTATGCGTTAATGAAGAAAAAGTGGCGATTTTTCTTAACAAATGTATGTGCTCCTCAAATTTGCTTGGATCACATTTAATAACAGACATATTCTTATTCCCTTATTCGCTTTACACATTTTTATTTAATTCAATTTTATTATATCCCTGCAATTACACGTTTAAGTTCTATGTTAAACCCGTATTTTTCTCCATTCTTCCATATATTTCTAAATTCTACAGTTATCATATCATAACAACAACCTACTCTAGGTAAATTAAATCTTCCATAATCTGTTTCTATAGAATACTTTCCATTGTAATTTGGTAAATAACATCTTATTAAAAATTTCTCATCATCTTCATTAAATAAATCATATATCTCTTTGTCAAATAATTCACTAAATTTGTTTTTTGTCAAATTTTTCAATGTAATATTCGTATGCCTTAACAACTTTAACAAACTTAAACAACTATATTTTTCAAATTCAAATACAATAAATTTTTTATCCAAAAATTTTACCTTTGATTTATATAGATTAACACCTATATTTGGATTGAAATAATAATTACAATTACCCAATACACGTTGATTTTTTTTTAATATCTTTAAAGATTCAGTTTCTATCATATTGTCTAAAAATTCAGAGTTTAATATAGTTATTGTCATTTATATTAAACTATAATATTATAAATAGTTTTTAACTTAATTCTTCTCTTGTATCCTTTCTACAAACTGGACACGTTACTCTTTCATTACATAACCAATTTTGAATACAATCTTTATGAAAAACATGATTACACGATAATTTTGCTATAACATCTTTAACTTTATATTCATCCATACAAATATTACATTCTGATTGATACTTTTCTTCAATTGATTCAGTTATTGTTTCTGAAAATAATTTATTAAATTGATCATTAGTTAATGTTACTTTTACATCTTCCATATTATCATAATTTGTAGGAATATCTCCCTCTAGTAAAATACTAAATAATCTTGAAACCACACCGTTTCTAAAAAAATTATCACTGCTACCAACTAACCCAGTGTCGCCATTATTAAATAAATTCGATATTATATTATTTTCATTGTTTGTAAAATAATCGACGGAATTAGTATTCGAATTGTTAAAATTACGTGTAGTAGTATAATTTGAATTAGTGTTATTATTAAATGGATTACTAAGTAAATTATTAAAGTTAAAATCATCATCTAATACATCGTCAGACATTTCTAAATGTCTACGTATACCATATATTCTATTTATAATTTGTTGATTTATATTTATCACATCACTTATTTCATCTATACGAGGTGTAGTTAAAGGCTGTGAATTAATATGATCAACCCACTCCTCATATAATTCATTAAAGTCACCATTCATTATGTTAATCTAAACTATTATTTTAAATTAATTTTTTTTTATACACTCACTAATTTAATTAGATATATATTTTTGTAAAAAATCTTTATAGGTCTGACTTTTTGGTAATTCTCCACGTAATGCTTTTTCAACTGTTCCTTTATCATATTGCGCAATATATTTTTT